AGATTAGATTTTCACCATCAACAAAAGTTTTATTTGTAAAATTTGTATCACTAGAACTCTTATATTTTACATATAATGTATAATTATTTTTTTCTGATTCTGTATTTGTAATATAATTTTCTACTACTGCAGTAACACCGCTTGTTTCCCCTTTTATGCTTTTGCCTACAAAGTTATCAATATATGCTGATACTGGAATTCCCAAATGTGTGTCGTCAATTTGCACATAACTATATTCCGAGTCATATCCAATTTGACCTGGAATGACCATGGAACCTTCTTTAAAGAAGTGGTTTCCAAACTTTTCAACTTGATTTTGTAAAATCGATTGAAGAGTTGTTAACTCTCTTGCTTGAATTGGAGTTCCTGGTTTGAATAAAACTCTTTGATAACCTTTTTGTGCATCAAAGTCATCAAAGTATGGAGATACGTTTAGGTTAGTATTCTGTGGCATTTTTCTTTAGAACTCCAAAACGATTTTAATATCTTCTTTTTGACTTGCTGATCTTGGTATCGGTGGTCTGTTATCAATATAAATGATTTCACCAGACTTTTTATTATATTCTGCAGATGCAATACCAGCAACAAAGTTGCTTCCCAGTTGATATGTCCTATTATTTATTACAGTACTAATACCAGTAAAAGAAGTATCAATACTCAATGGTGTTCCAGAAGCAGCACCATTTACAACTAAAGATGAACCAGTAGAACTAAAATCATTAATTTTATATCCAACACCAACTGTTGCCAATCCAACTGGTTGATAATACTTTAAGACCCCTGTTACATTGTCCCACGAAGCAACAAATCCAATTGCAACAGTTCCAGTGCTAATTGTTTGAGTGATGGTTGAATCGACAGCATAAGTTGTTAATGTCGTAGCAGCACCAGTCAATTTCAATGCCTTCAGACCACTTACTTCTGCAATATCTAATGGTTCGGTGGTGCTAGTCACTTTTGTTGGATTTTTGATGATTCCAATTCTAGCAAAATCATTTCCAATAATAGTATCAGGATTTGTCTCATCAGTATTATAACGAGAATAAACTAAAACTCTATAAGCACCAAGTTCTCTATAAATGTCATATCCATGACCTCCCTTTGGAGGAATAATCACATCAAAACTAGCAATTGTTCCAGTATTTGTTAATTCATCTGGGATTCCTGGTGCTCCTGGTTCAAATTGAATAATTCCTTTAGTATAACCAGTTCCACCATCAGACACATAAGCATCTGAAACTTTTCCAAAAGAATCAATTATAATCGTTGCTTTTCCCCCAGACCCATCACCAAGAATTGGAATATTTGTAAATGTTTTTGAAATCGGAGAATATCCAGAACCTCTATTTTTTATAGTTATGATTTGAATTTTCCCATCAATTGCATTATTTTTTGTCGAAATACTTTCACCAACTGTTCCCCAATCTTCAGGAACAGGAATGAATTCAATAGAATCAAATTTTACAATTTCTGATGGTTTGATAGTATAAAGGTATTTCCAAATATAACCATCTCCACTTGTTCCAGCAGGTCTTGGTTCCAAATCTACAAATTCTGGTTTATCTACAGATGGTTTCCCCCTTGGATTTTCTGGGTCTGCACCATTTTGCAAGCAAATATAAACTCTCAAATCATCATTAATTACATAATAATTTGCATCATACAAAGATGAGGAATTTGTAACTGATGATAAGTTATAGATTGTATAATCATGTCTATACATTTCATAAGTAGACCCACTTTGCCAAGTATTTTTTCTAACCATTCTTCTCACATCACTTTGAGTGACTTTTTTCATAGAAATGATGGTTTCTTTTATTTCATTTTCTTCTTTAAAACCATCCAATGGAGGCAACCCATCACCCCAAGATGCCGAACCATTTGCCTGAGAATTTAACGCATTTGGTTGCCCGATAAAAGTATAATAAGTGTTTGCCGTATCCCCAACACCAATAAGACTTTTTATGAAAGTCTCAGCATTAATTATCCTAAATTGATCTGATATAATTGCAGACATTTTAATCGTATACTTTTTTTTCTATTTATTACTAAATTAAACCACGAGTTCTATAAACTTCTGCTGCTGTGGACAATCCAGTTAATCCATTGTTAGTATTTACAATAAAATCTTTTGGATTTTCTCTTGCTCTATTTTGATAATCATATATTTTACTCCAGGTATATCTTCCATAGAATCCAGTTGTATTAATTCCAAGATTTATTGCTTTATCTACACCATTTGGAACAGGAACAAAATCACATCTTACAGTTACTATTCCAGATGATGGAGTTGTAACATTTTCTACTCTGTAGAGACCATCAATAAATGAAGTTGCTGTTCCAACTTTAATTCCAGTGGTAGTTGTTATTCCTGTTAAAGCATATCCAGAAGTTACGTTGCTATCATAAATCACAAAATAATCACCTTGTTCCAACTGACTATATGTTACACCAAATGTATTAAGTGCGGAATAACCAATACCAAGAGTAGTATTATCATAAGTTTCTGACTTTAATTTAAATTCTAAAGAAGACAATCCAATTCCTATAGTGTTAATACCAATTATTGTGCCAAAATCACCTTTTGCTTTTATTGAATATACCTTTTCTCTATTTGGTTTTTCACTTTCAAAAATAACAGGAGGAATATTTGTTTGCGTATAACCAAATCCACCATTTGTAATTGTTACTGAAGTTACAATACCATTAGTAGTCGAAGAAGTTGCTGTTGCCCAATTGTAAACTGGTTCTGAATACATAATTGTCGCAGCAGAACCAACTATAACGTATCTTCCTTCATAACTTAATGATGGAACAAAAATTAAATCTTTAATTGCATTTGATTGATTTGTTGTTCTTTTTTCCCAATTTGATAAATCTAATGAATAATATAAATCTCCATTATCATCTAATGCAGCATAAAGACTATCATAATAGTTTATATTTGTAAAATTATTTGTGATATTTGTATTCTGTAATCCCCAAGTTATTCCATTTTGAGATGTTATAATTGTTGCATTATTTCCGACTGCAACAAATTTTGTCCCATCCCATATAACTTTATTCAAATTTTGCGTAGTTGGTTTTAATGAATCACCAACAATAGACCAAGTTTCTGTATCAAATGAATAATAAATTGTTCCACTATCACCAACTGTAACAAAAATGCTATCATTATTTGTTATTGAATTTAGATTTGTTGTGTTTGTTTTATTTTTTTCAAAAAATTCTGTGGTTCCAATTCCAACAGCTGTAAAAATTGGAATAGATGTTCCTGTGCCAACTGCACCAACAGCAACAAAGGTATTTTTGGATGACGAATATGCAATATCTTTAAACTCACCTGTATATGTGCTAGGAATATTAGTAGCAACATTACTTACAAAGTTAATAGTTTGATTGGTCAATTTGCACTCCGTCCAAGAAGATGTCAATGTTGTTACAATACCAGTTGCCGTTACAATTTTTCCAGTTTGTCCTACAGCAACATAAGTATTTGTTCCTGCAAATGCAACAGAATTAAATGATATTGTGTTTCCATATCCAATACTACTATTCGACCAAGAAATTCCATCCACACCTTTAATCAAAAGACTACTTGAACCAACACCAACAAAAATATTTCCATAAATTATTGACTTTATTTCATAATTCGTACTTATGCCAGAAGTTCCTTTCCAATTATAAATTGGATCTTTTTTTGTTACAAATGATGATGAAATTGCAACTGTTGGATTTGTAACCTTATATCCAGAACCAGAATTTTCAATTGTAATACTTGAAACAGTTGAAGCAGCAGAAACATTTGCAATTCCAGATGCAGAATCAATTATATTATTATCAAGAACAATAATATCTCTCAATTCCTCTGTCAGTCCTCTTCCAATATCTTCCACAAATAATGGAAAAGCATTATTTACATATATCGTTATATCGTTTTTTGATACTGATTTGATTATTCTTGTTGTCGGTACATTTCTTGATTTTAAATCTGGTCTTCCTTTTGTATATAAAACCCCATTTATAATTTTGTCTCTTGTCTGTTTAGTCCAACTAATAGGTCTTGCTTTGTTTGGATCGATATTGATACCAATGCTATCGTAAGGAAATGTATCAAATGCATCTTCAGAAACAATTTTTTTAACAACACGTTCAAACTGTTCTCTATCATATAAATCTAATATATTTTCTCCAATTTGAATTGAATCCCCCTCTTTAATTGTTCTTGGTGGATCAACTTGATCTACATCTAAATCAGATCCTCTATAATATAAAATTAAACATTTTGAATTTGGTTTTGGTGCCTCACTGAAAATTATTTGTGAACCAATTATTTTATAAGATTCCTCTGGTTTTTGTAAAATATCATTTATAAAAACAAAAAAGTTATTTGTAACTTTTAAATCCGAATTTGGATCTGCTCTTACTGAAAAAGTATCTGTTACACCAAAAGTTGTAACGGTCAGTAAAAATTTACGTTTTTTTCCAGTAAAATTTGGTGTAAGACTATTAATTCTAACAAATTGACCTGGATAAAATCCACCAAATTTATCTGTGAATGTTTCTAAAATAGTCATTCTAAATTCACTAAATCCCACTCCAACCAATGGATTTGTGGTAACACCAACAACTGTTAATATTTCCCCAACTTTGTAACCATATCCAGGATCATCTAAATTAAATCCAGTAATACTAGAACCATTACTTACAATGACAGAAACCTTTGCTCCTTCACCAACACCACTAGAACCACCAGTATAAGCAACACCAAGATTGCTATAATTTGGTGGAATTGGTATTTCGATGCTTGGTTTTGCTG